GGACCAGCGCCGATGCCGATGCAGGCGAATCAGCCAGGCGCTTCGCCGGGCATGCCATCCCCGGCTCCGCAAGGCGCGCCGCCGCCGCGCGCTGGCTTTCCGCCGCCAGGCCCGGCTCCAGCTCAACCGCCAGGTCCATCCCCGGGCGGGCCCTCGCAAGGTGGGCCGCCACAAGGCGCATTGCCGCCCGGGCCAATGGCTGGCGCTCCTTCCCCGCCGCTACCACCTGCCCTCACTCAGCCGCCGCCGCCGGTCTATGACCACGCGGTGATCGAGTTCGAAGTTTCCAAGCCTTTGATCAAGGTCGCTGGCGTGCCGCCCGAGGAGATGCGCCTCGATCGCTACGCGCGCACTTTTCGCGACAGCCGTCTGGTTGGTCATGAGCGGATTGTCCCCGTCGATCAGCTGATCGCCATGGGCTACGACCGCGAGAAGTGCCTCGAGCACATCCAGTCGATGGAAAGCTCGTTCACCGTCGAGCCGCAGCTGCGCAATCCGGCCCGTTTCATGGGCACCAGGATTGGCGACGGAGTGAAGTACGGCGAGTGGTACATCAAGATCGACAAAGATGGGGATGGTTCACCTGAACTACGCTACATCTGTACGATGGGCGAGGACCAGGAGATCGTCGCCGACGAGGAGGCGAACCGGGTCAAGTTCGCGCTGTTCTCCTGCGATCCGGTCAGCCACACCATCGTTGGCGACTCGCTGGCTGACTACACGCAAGACATCCAGCGGATCAAAACCAACATGACCCGCGCCGTGTTGGACAGTGCGGCCGAGGCAATCAATCCGAAGACGGTCATCAACGAGCTCATGGTCACAGTTGACGATGCGCTCAACGACGATCTTGGCGCGGTGATCCGGACCCGCGGCAATCCGGCCGAGTCAGTGTTGTTCACCAACACGCCGTTCCTCGGTCAGCAGGCGCTGCCAGTCTTGCAGATGCTGAATGAGACGCTGCAGCGCCGTACGGGTCTCAGCGATGCTGCGAAGGGGCTCGACCCAAAGGCCCTCCAGTCTTCGACGATGATCGGCGTAGAGGCTGTGATCAACGGGGCGCAAGAGCGCATCGAATTGGTTGCACGCGTCCTTTGTGAGACTGGCTTCAAAGACCTGTTTAGCGGCCTGTACAACGAGATCTGCGAGAATCCCAACCAACAGCGCACGTTGAAGATTCGTGGCAAGTACGTCCCGTACGACACCAGTTCGTTCGACGCTTCGATGGCGGTCGAGGTCAACGCCAATCTCGGTAAGGGCTCGGATTTGACGCGCATGCTGGCGTTGAACCAGGTCAAGCAAGATCAGCAACTGATCGTCCAAACCTACGGCCTTTCCAATCCGGTGTGCGGCATCCCCGAGATGCTCAACACCATCACCGACATTTTGGCGATCGCCAACGTTAAAAACGTCGGGCGCTATTTCAAGACGCCGACGCCGCAGCAGATGCAGGCGATTCAGAACGCGCCCAAGCCGCCGGATCCGGCTTTGATCGCTGCTCAGGCGCAAATGGAGAAGGTTCGGATGGAGGCCGCTAAGGCGGCTGGGCAACAGAATTTCGACACCAAGAAATTGCTTTCCGATCAGACGCTGCGCGGGCAGGAGTTGAAGGCCAAAACTGACTATGACTTCCAGAAATTGCAGATCGACGCGCAGAAGGCGCACGTCGACCACGCGACCAAGCTTGGCGCGTTGGGTGCCACGCTGATGAAGTCACAGTCAGACCAGGATCAGGCCGACACCCAAAACCAACTCGCTATGGGGCAGCAACAGCAGGACGCCAACGATAGCGCGCAGCAGCATCAGCAGGCGATGAGCCAGGCCGAGTTGCATGCGGCGCAAATCGCTTCGCAGCACATGCAGAAGATGCACCAGATCGGCGCGCAGCACGTTCAGGCGATGACGGATATGGCAGCGCGTCATCATCAGGCGATGACTGGTCACGCGGTCCATGGCGCGCAGATCGTTGCTGGCGCGTTGACTGCGGACGCCGATCACGATCACGAAAGCCGGGAGAACGCGCTCGATCGCGATCACGAGGCGCTGACCACCGCGGCGACCCTGCAGAACCAACAGCAGCTTGCGAAAATGAAGCCGAGGCCTACGCCGTGAATGACATTCCGCGCGCCGATGCTCAGGTCGTCAAGGAGCTCGCTAGGGAGGCTGAGGGGCTGAAGGCCAACCGGGCTTTCATGGTCGCGATCCAAATCCTCCAGAAACAATGGTACGGCGAGTTTCTCGATCCGAAAACTGACGTTGAGCAGATGCGGACGTTGCGTGCGCAATTGCTCGCGCTTGAGGCGATTCCGCGCATGCTCGACAGCCTGATCGCCAGCCAGACGATGGCGCAGAGAGGGAAATGATGCCCGAAGGCATGGATGAAGCGACGATTGCGTTTTCGAATGAGGTCGCGCCGCGCGTTGCGCCGGTTGACCGCCGCGGCAAGCCGATCAACGAGGGTGCAAAGCCGGAACCGATGTTTACCCCTCGGGCGCTCGAGGGCGATCCTGCCACCGGCGACACGCGCGACGGCGGTGACAATCCGAGGCTCCGCGCGCTGGAGAGGGATATCGCAGATGGTCGGTTACAAGAGAGGGATGACGCCGAAAATCAAACACGATCCCGCCGCTCGTCCTCCGAAGATGAGCGGTCGGGTCGCCAACGACGTCAGTCCGACGCCGCGCAGCGCGATGATGCCGCCGCCGACGACGGACACAGCGGAGCCGAGGATGAGCCGGAAGATATCTGGGCCATCGCCGCCGAAGGCGACGACGTTCCGCGGTCAGACGAGCGCGCCGAGGGCACCGGGCGGGACGCCCAAGGGCTTTCCGAGCGCGACCCCGAGGCCGAAAGATTCGAGGTAACCGCGGACGGCGAGACGTTCCACGTCACGGTCGAGGAGGCTCTGCGCGGCTATAGTCGTGAGGCGACCTTCCACAAACGCCTGGCTTCGCTGCAACAGTTTAGCCAGGAGCTGCAACAAAATCAGGGTTACCTGCAACACTCCTGGGCGCAATGGCAGAAGGCGCGGCAAGACTACGAGGAGGATGTGGCGAACATGCTCCCGCAGGAGCCCAATTGGGATCATGAGTTCGCGGTCAATCCTGCTTACGCGCATGCTCAGCAAAAGGTCTTTCAGACAATTTACAGCAAGCTTGCGGCTTCCCGGCAGGCGCGCGCTGAGCGTGAGGCGATGGCGCAGCAGGAGCGTGATCGACAGGTTCAGGACTATGCCGTAAAAGGCTTTTCGAAATTCGTCATGGACAACAAGATTCCTGACGAACCGACGTTGAAGAAAAACTTGCAGTCAATGCGGCGCACTGCCGCGGCGGCTGGCTTCAGCGAATACGAAGTGGCCACAGTCTACGACCCGCGAATGCTCACGGTGTTGTTGAAGGCCAGCAGGTACGACCGCATGATGGCGGCCCGTCCACGGGCCGTTATTGCGGGCAAGGGTCGAACATTACTCCCGGGTGCCGCTACCCCCTTAAACGGGAATGGGCTCCGGAAAGGGCTCGACGAAGCACTTCGCCGCCAGGCGAGCAGCGGGTCGCTCGATGACACCGCACAGGTCTTTCGTCGAATGCTCTAACCGGGAGAATCCCCTTGGCCAAAGTTACCAACGCCTTCACCACCTATATGGCGGTGGGCAACAGAGAAGATTTGTCTAACGCCATCTACAATATCGACCCGTTCGACACGCCGGTGATGTCGGCAATCCGACGCCGCAACGTCAAGAACAGGTTCTTCGATTGGCAGACTGAATTCCTGCCGACCGTCAACCCGACCAATGCGCAAGTCGAAGGTTTCGTTCTCGCCAACAGCCCGGCTCAGCCGACTGTCCGGATGCAGAACGCGACTCAGATCTCCGAGCGCGACGCCACTGTGTCAGGTTCGCAGGAGGAATCGGACGCCGCGGGCAAAAGCTCGGAAATGGCGCACCAGATGGCGATGGCGTCGAAAGTACTCAAATCTGACATGGAGACGGCGTTGTGCTCGCGTCAGGCGCGCAACGACGGCGTTGACGGCACCACGGCGCGGGTCACCGAGTCGTTGACCCACGCGATCGCCACCGCAGTGTCGAAGACTGGCACAGGTCCAGGCGGCGCGGTGTCGCCAGATACGCCTGGTGCTTTGCCCGCGACCCAGTATGCAGTGTTCAACGCGCCTGCGACGCCAGTATCGCTGACCGAGGAAATGCTCGGGAACGCGATGCAGCTCGCCTACACCAATGGCGCGTCGCCGTCGCTGTGGGTGGTGCCTCCGGGTCCGAAGCGCACAGTGTCGACATTCGTCGGCCGCTCGACCACTCAGGTTCTGGTGGGCAAGACGGAGGTCGTGTCGACGGTCGACGTGATCGCTACCGACTTTGGCCGGGTGAAATGCATCCCGTCTCGTTGGGTGCCGCCCGACGTCGGGCTCTTAATCGATCCGGATTATGCCGCGCTCGGATTCTTTCGCGCTTTTCGTCAGTATCTGATGGCGCGAACGGGCGACGCCGAGACGCGCATGATCGTGGTCGAGTGGGGCGTGGAGACACGCAACGGACTGGCGCACGTCCTGTTCAACGGCATCTCACAATAGATTTGTGAGGTATTTCACGTGAAATAGGGTGTTCGCCGATGGGCGAGGCGCGCAGACGCTATGAGGCTCGCGACGGCGTCGCGCGCACGCTGATCATCGACGACGACACGCCGGATCGGTTCCATGTCCTCACTCAGCAGGACATTGAGCCGATCCTCGAGGGCATCGCGCGCGATCGGGAAACGATGCGCCACGGCGTGAACAAGCTCGCCGCGCGCCTGCCGCTGTTCATCTACGAAGACCTGCTTCACCGCGGCATTATCGGTGACGAAGACGCCTTCAAAAAGTGGTTGAATGGGCCGTCTGCGGCACCTTGGCGCGTGTGGCGAGGGAGGGTCTGATGGCGGACGACTATTTGAAAGCGCGCCGTCTGTTCGAGAGCGAAGATCGAAGCGGCTTCGCGTTTCGGGAGGTCTTCACCCCGAATCGCGAAGGTCCGCTGCGTTCGCGCCCGCGCCCGTCCGGTAAGGGCGGGCCATCGGTGATCCAGACGCCGGTTGTGAGTTCAGTGTGGTCCGCTTCGGATGCCGCCGCCAACGGCATGGCGCTCACCAATGGCGGGCTGACGGTGACGCCGTCTGGTTTTGTTGGCAACCAAACCATACGAGGAAGTACAAGTCATAGTTCTGGCAGGTATTATGTTGAATTTTTGACCACTGTAGCGGCGGTAAACGGGAATATGATGTTTGGAATGGCCGACGCAACCTTTAATGCTGCCAATCAATATCCAGGATCGAATGGAATTTCTTTTGGTTTCCAATTGGCTGGAGCAACCTATCAGACGACTGGTTTTACCGCTCACTTCACTCCTACAGCGACGCCAAATGCCAATGATGTGTTTGCGTTTGCGGTGGATTTTGGTGCTGGCGCAGTCTGGATGGCTTTAAACAATGTTTGGTATGGCGAAGGCAATCCAACCGTTGGTGTTGGAGTAAATCCGACCATGACTATGAGTGCAGCGCCTGCTCTTGGCGCTACACTTTTTCCTGCTTTGGGATTTTACGGAACCGGTCAAGGCATCTGGACCCTTCAGCCGACTGCCACCAGCCAGAAGTACGCCCCGCCAACCGGGTTCAGCCGATGGGGATGATTTGATGCCGTACGACCGAAAGTTCTTCTTTGACTCGGTGCGCAGGGATTTGTTCCGCGGCAACCTGACGCAATCGCAGGTCGACGGCATGAACTATCTGCTCGAGGTGTGGGAAAAGCACTTTGAGGCCAACAATCCCAACGACGGGACGATGTGGCTGGCTTACGCCCTGGCGACCTTCTTCCACGAAACCGCGGAGACGATGCAGCCGATCGAGGAATACGGCAAAGGCTCAGGCAAGTCTTACGGCAAGCCGGTCGCGCCGCACAACGTGGCTTATTACGGGCGCGGCCATGTCCAGCTGACTTGGGACACGAACTACAAGAACGGGCAGCAATTCCTCAAGGATCGCTATGGCGTTCATGCCAACATCTATCCCGAGCCTCACCTGATGCTGCACCCGCAGACCTCGGCGCTGATCAGCTACGACGGCATGGTCTACGGCTGGTTCACCGGTGTCGGGTTGCCGAAGTATCTGTCGAAATCGAAGGGGATCGAGGATCCGATCAACGCGCGCCGGATCGTCAACGGCACCGACAAGGCGCAGACCATCGCCAATTACTACTGGCTGTTCAAGAAGGCTCTCAAACAAATCCCGGCCGCCGCTCCGATGGTGGAGGCTGAGCTCCCCGGCCTGCCCGCCGGGCCTGCTATGCCGGAGCCGAGCTGATGGATGGTCTTCGCCGAGCTCGTCATCCCGCCGCCGAGTCCGAAACTGCTCGACTACCCGGCGTCGGTCGGCCTCGTCATTGCGGCCGTTTTGACGATGTTCATCCTTTGGGTCGCCAACAAGTTCGACCGCACCGGGGGCACGCTGACGATTTCGTTATTGGTGATTTTGTCGTTTCTTTCGCTGGTCACCTATTGCGCGTTTTTCACCATTCCGACCGACGAGATCACCTCGGGCGCGATCGGCGGTCTGGTCGCCGCATTTGGCGCGGTAGTGACCTATTGGCTTGGCCGAAACTGGAAGGGGCCGCCTGAATGAGCCCGCTTGGCGTCGTCCTGATCGTCATCCTGCTCTTGGTGCTGTTCGGCGGTCTGGGCGGGCCGCGGTTCGGAGCGCCTTGGCAGTACGGCTATGGGTTCGGCAATAGCGGCGTCGGGCTGGTCACCGTGCTTCTGATCGTGGTCGTTGTGCTCCTGCTGACGGGACGCCTGGGATGAGCAACGGCACGACTGATTATCAGACGCTGTGCGCGCAGATCGCTGATTGGGCGAACCGCCAAGATTGGAGCCAAGCTCTGGTTGCGTCGTTCGTCGCCATGGCTGAGCAGAAAATGAATTCCGACCTTCGGGTCAGCCGGATGATCGCCACCGCTCAGAACACCGTCACCTGCGGCTGCGCGCCGCTGCCTGACGATTGGCTGGAGATGGATCTCCTTTTGATGGCCAGCCAATCGACGCCGACCGGCTGGGTGCCGCTGACCTACAAGGCGCGCGACGAGTTCTTCCGCCTGCCTGCCCAGCCCTATTCTGGCACCTATGTCCAGAACTACAATTCGACGTGGATGAACTACACGATCGAGGGGACGACCCTCTATTTCGGCGGCGCGCCCAACGCGATCGAGGGCACGCTGTTCCAGATGAATTACTACCAGGAAGTCCCGGTGATGGCGAACACCGGGAGCTCCTGGGTCTACACCAAATTTCCGCGGCTTTATCTGTTCGCGGCGCTTGCCAACGCGGATCTGCACGCGGTCGGCGAGGAGCAGACGGCAATGATGCTGGGCCAGGAAGTCGACAAGATGATCCAGCAACTCAACAACGCTTGGCTGACCGCCAAGGCAAGCGGTTCGCGGCTCAAGCGCACCCGGGTGCGGAGTTTCGGCTAGTGAACGACCAATGGGTTCCCCCGGCTCCCACCACGCCGCCGTCGCCGCCTTCTAACCCGTTCCCACCGGCGAACAGCTGGAATGATGTCGCTGGTTGCTTGGTCAGCGCCAATCAGCCTTCGATCGTCAGCGGGATCGTCATCAATGGCGTGCCAGCGACCATCAGCTCGATCTACTGGCAGGTTTCGCTCAACGACGGCTCGGGCAATTTCCAGATCAACCAGCTCGATGGCGCTGGCAATTTCGTCGGCACATCGATGCAGGGGTCGGGCGTCGACGGCAGCATGACGGTTGCCCAGGATCCAACCCAACCGTTAGGAGTGGTTACTAAACAATACGCCGACGCTATTCCTCCCGGCGAAGCGCCGATGGATCAGGGGATCTACGCCCGGTTTATGGGGACGTGGTATTCGCTTCCTGCCTATGTTCAGGAGGCCCCAAGCGGCCAGATCTTTGGCCGCTTCAACGGCACTTGGGCTCCGGTGCCTGTCCAGACCGATGCGCCGAGCGACGGCAACACCTATGGGCGCTCGAACGCGGCTTGGAACCCGGCGCTGGCGATCACCGGCGGCACGATTACCGGCAATCTGACGGTCAATCAGGTTCTGACCGTGCAGGGGTCGAACAGCTTGGTGCTGAACGCCCCGGTCGGCAATCAGCGTTCGATCCTCGGCATGACGTCGAATATTGCACGCTGGGGATTGACGCTCGGCGACGGCACTACGGAGGGATTGAACAACGTCGGTTCGAACTTTACTCTAGCCGCTTACAGCACGACCGGCGCATTCCTCGGCAATTGGCTGACCATCGCGCGCGCGGACGGTTCGACGGTGTTCAACGGGTCGGGCGTCACTGTTCAGGGCGGCCTTTCGGTCAACGGGCTCCTCGCCCTCGCCAGTCCGAACAACCTCGCAATCTACGGCGGCTCGGCCGGGCAATTTCTAGAGACTAATGGTGCAGGTGTGCTCTCCTGGCAAACCCCGCCGGGAGCGGGCGGCGGGATCGGAGACGCGCCGACCGATGGCAATGCTTATCTGCGCTCGAATGCAGCCTGGGCGAGCGGCGGCACAATAGCGGGCACGCTGAATATTTCTCCACCCACCGGCAGTGCCAGTCTGAATTTAAATTCTGGTTCAACCACGAATACCATTTCGCTTACAACAGGTTTTAATGCTCTTTTGCAGCTTAATTCTGTAAACGGCCTTTCTGATATTACAATGGGAAAGGCGTCCAGTGGTGGTTATTCGTCTACTATTACAGGCGTTGTTGGCACAAGGCCGGATACCCGCTGGCGGATTGATTTGGTTGATGCGACCGCCGAAACTGGGGGCAATATTGGCTCTAATTTTGGCATAGTCGCATTTGGCGACGATAGTTCGGTGATTTCCACACCGATTTCGATTGCCCGCGCGACTGGTGTTGTCAATTTTTCGGCGACTCCCACCGTTGCTGGGGTTCCGATCGGCGGTGGTGGCATCGCTGACGCGCCCAACGATGGCACGGCTTACGCCAGGAAGAGCGCCGCTTGGGCGCATCTCGCCCATACCGACATCACCGATTGGACAGCGACGCTCGCCAATTACTATCCGACCAGCAATCCGAGCGGCTATCAGACGGCGGCGAACGTCACCGCCGCGCTTGCGCCTTACGCACTGACTTCGAGCCTTCCGCCCGCTTCGACGGTGCTGCCGATCATCGATGGGACGGCGGCGATCGGCGTTTCGACGGCTTATGCGCGCGCCGATCACGTTCACCCAGCGTCGGCGGCGAGCGGCGGCGATATCACAGACATCAGCTATTTCGGCGATGGGTCGGACGGCGCGGTCAGTATTACCACCACGGTCGCACTAACTCGCGATATGTACTATTCCAATTTGGCGATCAGCGGCGCGGGCATCCTGCAAACAAATGGTTTTCGGATCTTTGTTTCCGGTACGCTCGACCTTTCGGCGGCGGGCGCGGGCGCGATCACCCATTCGCTTGTACTCCCGGCAAACAACGCTTCCACGACCGTTGGCGGCAGTGCTGGCAACACCAGCAACAATAGTGTGTCCGGCTACTGCAAAGTGAGCGGCGGTGGGCAAATCGGCACTCCCGGCGCTAGTGGCGTCTCTGGCCCCGCCAACGGAACAGCGGCGGCGGCTCTTGGAGCGCCTACTGCGACTGGGGGCATGTTGGGCGGCATCGGCGGCATCGGTGGCGCGGGCGGCACCAATCTGGGCAATACCGGCGGTGCTGGCGGGAATATCAATCCGGTCAGTTTTCCGACTATGCGTTTCCGTCTCTTAACGACGTCGGTTTTCCACCCAAGCGGTGCATTTTATGGCGGGGCTGCGGGAACCGGTGGCGGAAGCGGCGGTTCGAGTAGCGGAGGCAGCGCCGGTGGCGGCGGCGGGGGATCTCCAGGGACGTTTGTTCTCTTATTTGCCCGCACCATTCTTCGCGGTGTTGGGACGGCGGTGGGGGCGATCAATGCCGCAGGCGGCAATGGCGGCAATGGCGGCCCCACTGTTGGAGCCGCAGCGGCTGGCGGAGGCGGAGGAGGAGGAGGTGGTGGCTTCGTCTATCTCGTTTATCGGTTTTTGACTGGCGCGCTTGCAGCCAACGCGATCAACGTCGCCGGGGGCAACGGCGGCAGTGGTGGGACCGGAACGCTTGTGGGAAGCGGCGGCAACGGCGGCACGGGTGGCGTCGTCGCGCAATTCAATATCGCCACGAACGCGATTAGCTATTTTGTGGGCGGAGCGCCCGGTGCGCCAAGCGGCGTGACGGGCGGCGTCGGCGGCGTCGGTTCGGTGAACCTATGAGCACGATCACCGACATGTATGGCCGGGAAATCACCATTCAGACGGGGGTCGTGACGCAAGGCGTCGGGGCCGAGGACATCTACTCGCTCGATGGCGTTGATGTCTGGCTTCCGGCCGGAACGCCGCAGGCTATCGCGCTGCAGACAATCGAAGCCATGGCCCCGCCTTGGTACGTGGCGGCAGAACCGGAGCAACCCATTGGCTGACACTCTCACGACGAACTACCAGTGGGTAATGCCGCAGGATCAGGGGTCGCCTGACACCTGGGGCCAGAAGCTCAATGCC